ATTTTCGGCATATCTTATGGGTGATATTAAATCAACCTGTTGCATTGGTATTATATCTTCACCCTTGTCATCTTTTTTTCTAACTTTACCATCCTCTAATGGTACTGGCACCGATGTTATCAACTCTTTTAAAGGGGACTCACCTTTAATATCTATATTGCTTGGTGTTATACTAATATCGTCCTTTATAACTGGTTCATTCTTATCATATTGTATTTCTGTTAAAACTGTTGCTAATCTATCTGTGTATTTTGCTTCACTATCATCTATATCTATATTATTTGGTGTTATACTTATGTCGTCGTATTGTGTGTATTTCTTTTGTAGTAGTTCACCGATCACATTTAGAAATTTATTACCATCATCCATAATACATCATCTCCTATCTAACGCTTAGTTACTTACTATAAATAATATATATCAAGCTAGCATCATGGTATGCTTCTAATCTTTGTGTTACTATATTTGCTCTATTTGTAACCTTAACTTCACTAAAGTCGCTACAACCTTTATTATTTATATTATATTCTAAACCAGAGTATAATGATATACCACTATAGTTAGTGTTAATTACACCACCGTTACGTCTAAAATAATCACGGAGCTCATCCTTAGTTATCTTCAATCGCATTTTAATAACACTACGAAATGGACCATCAACAGATTTAACATTCGCTCGTTCATTTGATATTGGTTTACCTTTAGCTGTTAAATTCACTAATACTATATCATTTGGTTGGAATTTCTTAAAATTGTAATATGTAGATACACCACCATCTTTATTATCTTTAACTTGTCTACCACCATATATTTGTAACATATTACTAATATCACTGGTTGCAGAGTCATCACCATTATTAATCATGAATGGTATCATTTTATCTTTATCAAATCCTACATCGTTTTGTAACACAGCTGTTTTAAGACCACCGTTATACCCATCTATATGAAAACCATAACCAAAGACCTTTCGTATCATATTTTTATATTTTTTTATATCCGTTTCATTATTAGTACTATATACTTTAGGCATATCTATCTTATATGAGTACTCTTTCGATTCATCACCACGATAGTCTATATTTTTTGGATCAATACCTAAAATATCATCTACATTTTCTGAATCAGTATATTCTGGTAAATCAAATGTTTTCATTAATGGTAACTGCATACCGTGTAATAATGTTGTATTAGCACCAACCTTTTTGAATAATGTTCTATTATCAGCAGTTTGTATTTCTTCATATATCATAGTGTGAGTACCACTATTAGCCTTTGTCATATTAAATTCAGCTTCTATTATCTCATCAATACTATCTGAATATACATTACCCACAGCACCATCAAATCCATCATGTACTGACATTCCGTCTATTATCGTTGTATGTTTGTTCATTTTTAAATCACTCCTCTTATTTTATTTGAATACACTTTGAGTACCATCAATATGGTTCACTATTATAACATCTTCAGTATCAACACAATCACCAGTTAACCACCATGACATACTTTCATCAATATAATTACCATTATCTATATCAGTTGATTTTATAAATCCGTTTATTCTATTATTAGTAGTATCTCTATCAGCATCTGTTGGTATATTTGTGTTATGTCTATCTAATATTGGGTCAATAGTATTACTACTATATACACAATTCGGTATGTTATTGTTATCACTTTCTATACCATGTGTTTTAATTTTCATCTGTTCAATTAAGAACATATTATCTTTAGGATCACTTATTTCAGTTTTTAATGACATGTTGGTCATATCTGTTGAGTATGGTTTGTATTGTGAAATAACTTCAACTAAAAATGAAACTAAATCTCTATCTCGGTATTCTTTATTTATAGCATTCAATGCTTTATTCACTTCACTACTATCTGTTAGTAGTTCTGTTGTATATTCTATTAAGGCATCCACAATTCTACCAATTTCATATACTATCAAATCTTTATCATGTTTATCAGTTATATATTTTAATTTATGATATATACTGGTATTAGAAATAGTTTTTAAATAACTAGTGTATGTTGTACTATCACCGAAAACATCATTATTATATTCAACACTATCTAGTATATAATATATTTCCATTAAAGTTCCTAAGTCTTCATCATTGTTAGTATAATCTGATAATTCTATTATCTGGTTTCTGATAATACTAATGTCATTAAATAATTGTAACAAAGCTATAATCCTGTCACCCTGACCAATATTATTTATTTCATCTTCACTTATATAGTTGTCAAAATTTATAGTATTACGTATATTCTGTGGTAGTTTACCAACTAATGACCTAATTCTACTAACAGCATCATTAGATATATCGAACGTTGTTATATGTGTCACACTGATAACATCGTTGGGTATATCATCCGATATACCAAATTTAGCAAACACTAGTGCGTTGATATATGATACTAAAGAAGTTAAAGTAAATTTTAATCCCAGTAAGTCAATAGTGACATCAGTCATATTACCATACATAATTAAATATCCAAACATGACTGTCATTTTATTTAAATCGTCAAATGATATACTGAAGTCAACGTCAATGTATTTACTATATACTCTAGACATATCTTTACCAATTATATCAGTTTTAAAACTATCATCAGATATATTAGCAACATCCCATCTGTCGTCAAGGAATGTTAACTGATCAAAATCTATAATCCTATCTGTATCATACATATATTTAATTGGATCATCATCATTTACTGGAACTTTAAGAAATACTAAGTTGTACTTATCTTCATCAGGTATACTATCATCACTAATATCTATATTAGTTTTAAAGGTTTTCATTATATAGTACTTTACTATATCAAATTTATCTCCAGTTATACTCATTAATACTTTTAATAATTTATCAGAACCTTTATAGTTTATAACCGTTTTAAGATTGTTTAATAATAAGGCATAAAAATTACTATTACTACTACTAGAAGAAAAACCATAATATCGAAGTAAAGCCTTAATTTCATCTTCATTATATGCATCTAAATTTAATCTATCTAACGCACTATTAATAGTAACATCTAGTGTTGTGGACATTAATAAATACATTATTATAAATACTTCATACTTATTCAGGAACTGTTCTAAGAACTCATTTCTGAATGTTCTTAAAAATGTTGCTTTATTCATATTATATTTTATGACAAAATCAAATATATTTTTATTACTTGTATTCCACCAGATAAGATCATATGGACCAGCCTCTCTAGCTCTTATTATATCTACATCTTTGGTCATAAAGAATAAAAACTGAAAACCTTTTTTATCTTCATACATATTTAAAATAGTATCATAATGACCATTGGTTATTATACTGTTCCATTCAAAATAATTCAAATCGGTAATAAATTTATCAACTGTACCAGTGTAATAAGATTCGACTAATGGTAAATCTTTAACAGTCATACTCATTGGTGGTAAGCCAATAATCGATCTATAATACTCATTAAGTTCTTCGTAATTATAATATATATATTCTCTGGCTTTATTATACTCAAAATAATCTAATACTATTTCTTGATTTGTGTTATTTTCACCAGTTAATAATGATACATTTATTGGTGACTGGTTTCTGTATGCTTTCTCTAATTTATCTATTTTAATCTTAAATCTATTATAGTTATTATAACTATCTTCAGTTTCATGAACCACAGCTAGTTGGTTCTGTTTAACTATAACATTTCTACTTAACTCTATGTAGTTATCATTCAATTAACACACCGTCCTTTCTTTATTATATTATATAAATAATTGTTTGTCCGATAAACGCCAAACAATATAATGTATTAAACATAATAAAAAGGAGATGATTAAATGTTACAAAAAATGTTAAATATGATTAGTGGGGAGTATACTATAATGTATATATGTGTAGTCGTTATAATACTAATCATAGTGTTGATGGTGAGTTTAACCTCGAAGGATACTAAACATAAGAAGAGTTATAGGAATATCATCAAACCGATTGATATCACATTGTCGGACGAACGAAGTAATATAGAAAATGTTGATAAGATATTACATAAATCATTAGATGATACTGTACGACCTGTATTAGATGTTATGGATATGGTTTATAATACTGTATTCAAAAACGCGGTGTTGAACTCTAATCCCGATGGTGTTAATAAGTTTGAGAAAATAACACCACCTACAATGAATGATAGATTAAATTTTATAGAGGATGTATTAAACACAACATTCACTATGCTGTCCCCTCATGTCATTACATCGCTACTAAGGTATTTGATAGATTTTGATGCTATTAAAAATTATTTTAAGTTGATATTAGTAGTTAAATACGATACGGATTTAGAAATATTATTAATACAACGAATGGAATACTTCAATAAAAAGGCTGAGGCTGAAAATATCTTAACACAAACATTTAATAACACACCAACAAGTGACGAATATAATATACTATTAAAAACACAAACTAAGTTGAGGAATGAATTAAAACAATACGAAGATATAACTAAGCGTAAAACACTTAATTCGGTAGAAGAACGGATACATGATATAGAAAATAACACAGGAGGTAACTAATAATATGATAATGAATATAATGGACCCTAATAAATTTATTAGGGTTAACAATGTACAAGAAGTAACATCGTCACAATTAGATCACAGTAAAATAGGAACACTATATAGTCATCAGATATTCGGTGAAACACCAGAGGATAGATTAGAAACATTCGGTTATATAAACTTACACGGACATTTCTTTAACCCTGAAATATTTAATAGAGTTATTAAGAGACACATTGGGCTACTTAAAGATATAGCGTATGATAACACTAAAGTTGTATTAAAAAGTGATGGTACGTTAGATGAAGATATGGAACATGGACACTCTGGTATAGATTGGTTATATAGGAACTGGGATAAAATTAATTTAAAGAAAATAATTTCAACAGACAGAAGAAGTGGAGGAACGTTAGACGAACCATCAATTGTTACTAAAAGCATAAAGGGATCAATTTTAAAGTATCCAAAAAACTTAGTATTCATTGATAAACTGATAGTATTACCATTGGGTTGGAGAGATATCAATGATGAAGGTGGTAATGTGCAATTAGATGACGTTAATGAATTCTATACTAATATATTAAACTTAGTTAGACTTAAAATTAACTCAGATTTTATTTTAGATCAAAAATCAGTGAATGTTAGACTACAAAATATACTAGTCGATTACTTTAATCATATGGTTGGTAAGACTACTAAAAAGAACGGTATACAAAACCGATATATGTTAAGCAGAGGACTAACTAATACGGCTAGAGTTGTAATATCACCACCAAAGTATACTTCGAAGTATTTCAATAATAATCCTATTAATAATACCACAGTTGGTATTCCGTTAGGTGTAGCAGCCGGAGGTTACTCTGATTATGTTATTAATAATATGAGAAATATATTAGAAAACTTCAGAACGTCTGGGTTAATATTAGACGATAGGAATAGTAACATTAGTAAAGAAGAATTAGAAATATATTATGATTTACCAATGCTAATTAGATTATTGAAAACATATGTTGAGGGTAATACTGAACAGAAGTTAAGTATATTACCTATACCTGATAGTAACTCTAAAAATGGTATATTGAAAAATGCATTTATACATATGAGTTATAATATAATTGATAAAGATGATAACCGTGGTGAAACTATCGTAAGAGATATGACATTAACAGATTTGGTATACTTAGCAACAATCGAGGCAGTTAAAGATAAACATGTATGTATAACACGACATCCTATAACAGATAAATTTAATGACAACTTTGCTAGACATCATTTATTAACTATTAAAAAGCTAATAAAAGTCGATATAAATGGAACAGTATATGAATACTATCCAGATATTGAATCTATACAAAATAAAAGTGTAGAGGCATTCTTTGAAACTATACAGCCTAGTAACTTATGGTTACCTGGATTAAACGGTGATTATGATGGAGATCAAATAGAGTATAAACCTATATGGAGTGTTGAGGCTAATTTAGAAGTTGCTAGAAACTTACAGAAACCAAATAGTGTATTAGATGTTAATGGTGATAATATTAAAACATTAGGATTGAATCCTATACAGACATTATATAGTCTAACTAGAGATCCACGAGAAAAGGAAAAGATTAAAGTCGTTGACCAAGATGTTGTTAGAAAGATATTGGTAGATATAAGTGAAGGTGAATTAGAGGTTAATTATATAATGGATTTACTAGGTGGGTTAAATGGACATAAGAAAATAAACGTTGTCGATACTGTTAAGTTTACAGACAAGCGATTTAATAATAAATTAATAACTACAACATTTGGTAGATTTCTTATCAACATGGTTGTGTTCAACCATCCATCTATAACTAAGTTTCATAATGAACCATTAACAGGTAAGAAATATAAAACTATACTAAATGAATATGGTTATTATGTTTTAGAGAAAAAAATGACAACTGTAGAATATAATAATATAATAGATACAGGTGAACATATGCTATTTAGATTAACTGCAGTGGTATCTCCTTCTATTAATATAGATATGTTTATATTACCACCAAAGATTAAAAAAAGAAGAGCTGAGTTATTAAAGCAATATGAAAAAGAATTAGCTGCCGGTGACTACAAAGCATTAGATGATATATCAGATGAACTAATAAGTATGGTTGAAGCTCATCATAAAGGAACACCAGTTGATGATTTATTTGCTAGTGGTGCTAAACCAAGTTACCACACAAACTTTAAAGAAACAGCTATCATTGGTGGAATATTACCACAAGGTCCTGAGAAACCATATTTAGCAACATCTAACTGGGTTGAAGGTTATAATAAAGAAGACATAAAGTACTTAGCTAATACAGGTATGATTGGTTCAGTTGCCAGAGGTAAAATGACAGCTACTGGTGGATATCAAGTAAAACAGTTAAACACAGTTATGGGTCCTGTTAAGGCACTTAAACAAGGTTCTGATTGTGGTACTAAAAGTTACTTAAAAATGAATACAAAAAATAAAAGAGATATAATGTATAGATGGATTAAAGATGGCAGTACTGATAAATTAATAACATTAGAAAATGTAGATAAATACATTAATAAAGATATTGAAGTTAGATCACCTTTATTCTGTAAATCTAAAGATGGTTACTGTAGTAAATGTGTTGGTGACTTATACTATAGATTAAATGATTCAGAAGACGCATTTAATATAGGTCAGAATGTATTTAAGATTGGATCTGAGGTAATGCAGAAGTATATGAAACTAGTACATGAGATAGGTATGCAGTTATACGATATAGGAGATATAACAGAGAATGTTGAAAAGATAGATGTTAAGACAATTAAATAAAAAAAAATCACAGGTGGAATTTAATCCACCTGTGATAAAGAGATACAAGACTTAAAATAAGTCATGTATCTCTTTCTTTAGGTCAAGATAGGCGGCATAATCACCTCCTATTCTTAACTCATAGTTTAGCACATGTTGTGCTAAACTTTTTTTGAACTCTGTAACTGTATCTTTTAGATGTTCTGGAGATGCTGTTATTATAACAGCATCTCCCTTCTTCTCTATATTTATTTCTAATGGTGTATTTTCATAACACACCATTTTTATTTTCTTCAATTGGTGGTTCGAAAAACCACCAATTGTTAACTCCACTTTTCCATTTATTTCTCTGTAATTTAATATTGTCATTTTATTCTCCTTTTTTGTTAATGACTGATATAGATATTCGATGGCTCAGTCGAACCTTTAGTGTTAATCTAATATCGTTTAGATTATATACGGTTACATACAAAGTATATGATGGAAGCTATGTAACACTATAATAATATACAATTACATTATAGTTATCTTACACGGATATTATTATGTTGATAGAGGGACTATTGTATCTAATAAAAAAAATAACGCCTAGTAATATCTAGGCGTTGTTTCATCGTACTTTTGCAAGAAGTCACCTTGCAAATCTGGTGGTAATTGATACTCGCATGTATCAATTATCACATCAAAATCTTGGTCCAATCGTAGACCAAATAATATATGGTCCATTGCATTGTCGAACATTTTCGACAATGTTAACTCGTTTTTCAACGAGTTAAATACAGACTTACCAAAGTTGGCAAGTCTTTCGACATCATTTGATTCAGACTTCTTATTGAAATCTAAATCAAATGATTTTGTTTTGCCATCCTTCTCGATATACACTGATATCGAGCCATCTTTAATTAATACAACCAATTTGGTTGCCATGAATCTTGTTGTCGCGTAGAAATCTACGCCCATTTTTTTATACAAATAGTCCGATAATGTTTTCATTTTTATTCTCCTTTTATTACAGACTGATATGTATATTCGATGGCTCAGTCAAACCTTTAGTTTAATACATATATTATAAGCTCATGTATTAAACCATAATATATAATCACATTATAGTTATCTCACACGTATATTATTATACTAACATAGAAACTAAAAAAAAATAACACCCAAGAATATATAGGTGTTATTTAAAATAATACTGAGACTATTACATCTCAGTATTATTTTTTAAACAATTGATAACTTTTTCTGCAGGAGCATATGCTCCCCAGAATCCGGAACCATTTGGTAGATCGCCTCCAGTCCATCCACCAAATTCACCAAATAGTGTTTCTATAGTTCGTGTATCACCATAGAAATTACATTCAACATCACCGTCGCCATTAGTGACGATTAATATTCTGTTGAATTTGGTTCCGAATAGTCTGTCTGTGTAACATGCACATTTGCTGTGTGGACTCCTAATAATACATGTTGTATCATTAAGAATTTCCTTTCTCGCAAGTGGTTCTATAGCTTGTGATTCTTCATCCGGTGTTATCCCTTGAGCCTGTCTGTCATCAAGTCTAACAATATCTATCAACATTTTTCGTCTGTCCTCGGTAACGTCGATATCTAATGACAACATACCCGGAATGTATGCTGTGTCATTGATTGATACAAACTGTTCATAATCATTTAGTGTAAGATTGATTATGTCTGCAACTTGCTGGAGTGAGGACTTGTCATTACTTCTGTCATCATTATCATACCTATGATGATCGATATTGAAACATGAATCACAAAGCACATCACCTTGTAATTCTATCCCATAGACTTTAACATCTGAACTAAGTTTAGATATCTTATCTTTGATATCTTGTTCTAAATTAGCCCAAGTTGCTCCCCAACCTTGTGATGTTACCATCACATTTTCTCCTAATCCTTTTAACAATCGTATGATCACGATTGCCTCCAGATCATTATTTGGAACAACAAACGCTCGTTTGTCAATTCCCAATAATTCATTTACTGTTAATATTCTTCCCATTTTTATTCTCCTTTTTTATTACAGACTGATGTATATATTCGATGGCTCAGTCAAACCTTTAGTTGTAATACATATATTATAAGCTTATGTATTGAGTGATAATATATAATTAGATATTAGTTAACATACTTAAATAGACGAGGGGACCATATGTATAAAAAAAAGAATACCGAGACTATTATATCTCAGTATTCTTTTATGTGAACTTATTTATCGATATGTTTCATCATATCGTCTATCCGTTCTACCACATCGTCATACGTGACTTCACCATCAGTGTGTGATACATCATAAACATAGTCACGATAATCACTATATTTACTTCTATATTTCTTTTGTACCACTAACAAAGTGCCATTCTCACCAATGTTTTCATACACTTCTGTATCATCAACAGTGTATGATATATTTGGTCTAGTTGCATTATTATCTTTTACCCAGAATGGTCCACATCTATAATATCTATCACCATTATGCGAACCTAGTCCCAGTATAACATCTATTGGTTGATGTTGTATAATTGGTATTGAATTGTCTTCATTATCATACTGTAACCTAATGATATCTCTACCCAACTCACTAAGCACATACCATCTCAATAATAATGTCACATTATCTACAGTATCGTGCATAAACTCTATATTTGAGTGTTTGAAAACATCATACGTGATTTCTCTAACTTTATATCGTCCTGATAATCTTACAACGATAGGTTTAGAGTTAATGACGTGACATTCTTTGATAATTGGTCTTATATCATTATTTATATATGACTTAACCATGTCTTTACTATATGGTACATAATAAAGATTAGCGTTCGACAACAACACAACCGGTTTATCCAGATTTAATATATAGTTGTCATCAACGTGTATATTCAGTGTACCATCTCCTTCACTCACGTATAGTTGGTTTAGATTATTCCTAACACCAGTTATAGAATTAACTTCTTTGTATTCTATATCTGTGTTGAATATATCTACTATATCATACATATCTAATTCATTGTCATCTTCCACTATATAGGCATCATCTATATCCGTATAGACATCACCTAATGCGTTAATATACAATAAACCATAATCATCACCAACATGTACAACATGTATACCCATTTGATATATCTCTGCACTGTCTATGTTTATCTTTCTTAATTTTGTGTTCATTTTTATTCTCCTTTTTATTACAGACTGATGTATATATTCGATGGCTCAGTCAAACCTTTATTTTTTTTATTATACTAATTATTATCAACGCCTTTATTTTTTAATTTCTCCTTCAATATACACCTTTATATTGTGTATAATTCCATTTAAAATATCTCTATCTGCGTTATTAATTTTATCATCTGCAGACGTTTCAAATATCAGGCTGATATTGTTGACATTATTGTCTGGCGTCATAATTGTTTCACATCTAACACATCTATAGTTATCAGACAATTCTGATTTACGCACAATATTATCAATATAATCATTTAACATATCAATAGTACTATCCGTGATACTATCGCTGTTCTCGCTAAATAAAACTGCAATAGAAAACGCTTTGTGATCAGTTATACTAAAATCCAGTATATCATCATCTATACCAATATCAGTATACTTAGCAGCGTCAGTATTGATATTATCAAATATAGTGCATAGTATTTTGATATCATCATTCACTACCTCTTCTAATCTGTTCATTTTAAATTGTTTCATTATTCCTCCCTTTTAGTAATGCCATTTTGTCGTGTAGCGGTCGACTACTTTTTTATGTTTACTTGTCTCATTGACTTAGATTTAATTATAGTATAACCACTTCTGATTAAACTTAATCTGTCTATTTCTAAGTCATTGTTTTGTGATGCATCAATAATGATATTCTCGTTCTTTGTAATGATAGCGTCACCTATATTATTGAAATTAATATAGATAGTTCTACCGTTACGATATAATAAGAAAAAGAATGCTGTTATATTAACATAGGAACTAACTATATTAATAACATCATCTTTATATGATACACCATTAGGATAATTATTCCTAATTATATTTTTGACAGTTTTAATTATATCATTGTGTAATCCAAATTTAACCATAGTTAATTCGGACACAAAACTGTCATAAGACTCTGTGTTGTAATTATCTAATACTGATACTACATTTTCCATACCTCCTTTTATATATTCATTATATAAGATGTCATGTGTTGATCTTGTCTTACTCGTTAATATATGTTTGTATATGAAATCAACGATTGTCTCAGACCCTATGACATCTTTAATAATACAACTGGTGTTATTAATCAACGATATTATGTTATCTTTGCATCGATTGATTATTATCGGAATACTGTTATGCCTCAGTATTTTCTTCGCGATTTTTATCTCTAAATCATTATGTTCGCCTATCTTTAGTATCATATATTACAGTCTCCTTCCGTTGTATTAATGACATCAGAACATAATTGTTCCAATGTCATTAGGTTATAATATATAATTACTTTTTTATTAGATTCTTATATAATTCGTTGTCTTCAGCATCTGTTACTGAATCCGGCAAATATACCTTCTTACAGTCATAATAATTTACTATGTTTTGAACATGATTCTTACTATCATTAGCTCTAGCTATTGTTAATCCTAATCCAGGAACAACTGGAGCAAGCAATAAATCAACATCTAATGCACCTCTGTATTTGATCATCCACTCTGGAATATACGAAGGTTTCGTTACTGGTATTCCAACCTTATCAATTTTTTCGAACTTAAGGTTATTACCAAATCCTGGTATCAATCCAATAGCTTTCTTTTTAACATTATCTTTTAATGTTAATGTGTCTAGTTTAGCTTTCACATTTCGTCTCATCTCGTTTCTTATATTCTTTAAATCTTCAAACGTATTAACACCTTTCAATATAGAATCGAAATATTCATTTAACATACCAAACACAGCAGTATATAAATCTTTATTATTTTCTGATATTCTACCATCTCCCATGATATCATCATATGATGTTCTGATTTTATACACAAATATATTCTTAGCTTCAGTCAACATATGAGATGTTATCTTATTATAGTCATCTGGATATAATTTACTAAACTCGTCTTCTCTACCAACGAAATTCACATAACTCATAAAGAATGACGTTGGTGGTTCTATTCGTTCTGTTGGGTTACAGACAACGTTCCATAAACTAATAGCTCTGTATCTCCAGTTACCAGGGTCATCTATCAGATAATGTTTCTCGTATTGTTTTAACTTGTGCATATTTTGTAGTTCTGACATAGTATTGACATCCGTCAAATCTTTTGTTATTTTCTTTTCAAACACGTCCAAGTGTTCTAATAAGTTTATAACGTTGGGTTCATCGACTAACACATCACCAAATATAATATCTTTAACACCTTTAGATTTAATATCATTAAATGATGATTTAATAACTTGAAGTCCCTTTATATCAGGTTTAGGTTTAGGTAGTATTACTCCTTCTCTAAGTCGTTGACGTCCCATATAATTCTTTCTAGCTCTAGTTAACTCATATACATCAAATAAAAACTCATTCTTCATATATAATAACGAACCATATTTATCTGACATATTGATATATTTAGTGTATCTTTTTAAAAGATAATCGGTAGCATCAAAGAATAACAGATTTATTATATTAGCCTTACCAAACCATATTTCCTTTGGTGTTAATTTACCGATAGTATCGTCTGGGAATATATTATTAAGTTTATTAATACCTTCTTGTAAGTAATACATATTTGAATCAGTATCAATCAGTATTACCAGTTTTCGTAACATTGTTTTGGTTAACGTTCTAATATTACCAGCATCTTTGTTAAACGCACCATACCATCTAAAGCCACTACACATATTAGTTATATCAGACATTAACCCAGTCAAATCATCTCTAACCATGTCTGGTAAATTATATGGATTTTTAAATGGTTCACCACTCATATCTATTCTGGATAATATACTTTTAATTTTCTTAGCTATTATTGGTATATCCATAGCCTCATATATATTTCCTTTATAATATAGTTTCTTTTTAGATATGTCATCTAACTTATCTAATATATTATAGTACACTTTATAGTACCTGTCATTCTTATAATCTTCACCGACCATATGTTTAATAATATCATCTGTGTTTGGTGTATTTATACTATTTAATATATCAATAACAGATGGTCTATACTCTTCTTCTAAATTATCTTTGATAGTATAAAATAGTGCATCTGGATTTTTAATATTCAAGTTAGCCACCATACTTTCAACACCTAATGCACACACTGATATGGTTGATCTACCTCTAATAGTACAGGCTGATGACACATCATAGTTACTATATCTACTATACTTATTATTAGCTATACCATAGAATGTATTAGCTGTTGTTTTTACTTCCATCTGCGTGCCGTCATATAGTGTCATCTCCACTATATTATTAGCAGCAGTTGCTTTCTTTAATAACCCTTTATAAATATCTCTAGTATCAGATAAATATTGAAATGTTTTAACTAAAGGAGCTAAGTACACTTCATGCTTAACAAAGAAAGAACCATGTTCTGATATTATGTATTCTTTATATATTTTCTCTATCAATTCCCTAGCATTATAATCTTCATATATACCTTTATAACTGTTATATAATGTTACTGTCGACTCCTTGTATCTCTTATTATACATGTCAATAATATCATTGACATCTATTTCATCTATAGATGAACCAAAATAACTTTTGATTATTGATATCCATTCATCTTTAAACGTGTTCATGTTTTTAAACACTTTACTATCTAACATTATTTCACCTCCGGTTATAAAAAAATATAACACTGATGCACCAGTGTTATATTCTTATTACATCATTATTTCAACATCATTTCTTGATATTGAAAATTTTATATTGTGGTTTCGTTTTAATATATTATCGAAACCTTTTCTTATTCTATAATCAGTGTCATCCTCGGATGTACCAATTATGCCCATGAGTATGTCATGTATGCTAGTGTTGTCTAACTTACCAGCATGTATAATGTCACCATCAGCATAGAAGATGTAGTTATCTCCTAACTGTTGTATTTCTAATTCTATTATCGAATCAAAATACTTATATGGTTTGATATCAACCTTTTCACCCATTTGTATATTCATCCATTCAAATGGTTTTTTATTATATAATGTAGCACCTAACAATATCACAAATTCATCTTCATCTATAGGTGTCACACTAACATTTAAAACCTTATTCTTCTTGGTGAATATGAATGTTTTGTCTATTGTTCCATTATGTGTCACGTATCTGAGCACATCTGGAACATTTTCATTTGTTGTGTTTTCTTTTGTTATCTTGGTTTTCTTATCCACAACATACATATTGTATAATAACCAATTATCTGTGTCAGATAATGTTGTTGTTTTGTTATTTTCAGTCTTAGCCATTGTTATGTTAATCAATGTAATAAGTCTCCCAGTATCTACATCTTTCACCCTATAAAAACTATGTAGTCTACCATTTAACTTCAATTCATTATTTTTATGTTTATACAATATCTTTATGAATGTATCATTTTCTGACTCATGCCCTAAAACATAGTCATCTTTTGGTTTATCATTAACTCCCAATAATGGGAATTTTTTGTATTTATCGCCTTTCGTTATCATTGTCATTATCATTACCTCCCGTATTAGTATACCCACA